ACCAATATTACTGTAAATAAACTTTTTAGCTTCTTCTTCTGAATAACCGTATTGTGTAGTTAAATCATGAAACATAGGTGTTTTTGTTGCATCTATTGATTCAAGTGTAGCTTTTGTACCTCTATCAAAGTTTACTGGTTTACCATTTAAAACTTGTCTCATCATATTAGCTAATAAAGGTTCTCCACCTAGTTTATGAGCTTCTTGTATCATATCTATATGTTTTTTAATATCACCAACAATATTTGTATCCTTACCAATATCTTCTATTTCAGTCCAACTAACATCAGTTTGTAACATTCCTTGTGCTTCTGTAGGTGTATAACCATCTTGCAACAATTTGTCGTAATAACGTATATCACGTAAATATGCTTGTGACCTACCTACTTGCATAACTTGTCCAGGAACTAAAGCATTAGCACCAGAAGCTAAAAGAGACCATTTACCTGAAGGTCCAAATGTTTGAAATAAAGCATCTAATCCTGCAAATGCCCATACACCGTACTGAACATCACCTGGTTTAGTACCACCTGGAGCAAAACCTCCTGTTAATAAATCACCAACAGTCATTTTCATGTTTTTTTCCATATCTTCAGGTTGATATTTTTCATAAAGTTCAGTCCATAAGTCAGCTTCTTTTTTAACTTTTAAATTTACAACTTCATCTTCAATATCGCCTAGTGATGAATAATCAGGATTAACTCCATTTATTGCTAGTGCAACTACAACGTCAGTCGGTAAAGCACTGTACTGGTCACTTATTTTTTGTATATTATTAAATACTTCACTTTGACCTTCAAAAGCAACTTTGTAATTTTTTATTTGATTTTGTGCAAGTTTGTTTGCACGATTAAATTCATTTTCTTTAAAATAATCTTCTATGTAATAACTACCCATTACACGTTCCTGTTGTTTATTAACTCCAAGATTATTGGTGAAGGGTTAGTTTGATACAATGCTTGTAAAATTATATCAGTATTATCAGAAATTATAGTTGGTGTTTCTCCAGCTCCTATAGGTACACCAGCTGTTATAGGTTCATTTGGATTTTCTGTAGGTGCAAAAACATTAGGAGGTGCAATAGATTGTGTTTTAGGTAATCCACCACCAGCAGATACTTGTTCTTCAATAGCTTTTCTTTGACCGTAGTCTCCACCAGATGCAGCTGCAGGTGCAGAAGCATTGCCGTCTGTTCTTTGGCTTAATGCACCAGGACCAGAAACAGCATTAGAAGTATTAGCAGTAGGTTGTCTATATCCTCCACGTCTACTTTTTGCCATAAAAATCCTTAGTTATAAAAATAATAATACCTTCTGCTGGATATATTATGTTTTGTACATCTTCAGATAATACATCAAATTCATCTTGTACACCGTATTCGTTGTACACCATATCCCAAAATTCGTTTTCTACGTATTCTTCCATTACAAACCAAATGCTTCTGATATGGATGGTGGGGCTTGTGGTGGCAAGCCCTGTCCACCCAACATTTGTTGTTGAATCATTGCTTCCTGTTCTGGTGTCATACCAGGTTCTTCAGGAGTGTAAAATTGTTTCATAATATCAGTTATAGCATTCGGTTGCTCGTAGATTGCTATAGCTGCCATTGTTGCAGAGGGGTCGCCTTGTGCTGACCTAGCTAGTATTGAATCAAACAAAACACCTTCTGCTTTATTTTTTCTAATACGCTCTTGTACTTTTTGTATATTTTCTAAACCATCTATGTTATCTTGTAATGTTTCTGTATCTATAACACCAGCTTGTAACAATTGCAAACCAGTTACAATTTTTTGTGGCTCATCGAATCCTGCCATTACTCCATAAATACGTCTAGTTCTTAAATCTCCACCTATGTCTTTTAATGGTTGATAGTTTTCTGAAAAAGAAGAACCATTAATATAACCTACCATAGGTTTTTTTGTCACATTTGTTGTGTATGCTAAGACTACGTCCATTTCTAATCTTTTAGCATCCATCTCAACAATTGCGTTTTTAATAATTTCTCTGTACTCGTTTATCATTAATGACATAGCGCCATTAAGTTCTTGTAAACCAGCTCCTGTTACAAACGAATTAGGTGACTGTGCATCATCAGTAACAGGATAACCACCAACAAGCCTCAATTGTCTTTCTAATCTATCCACTTGTTGGAACAATTGATATGGCATGTTATTTTGTGGTTTGCTGACCTGTGTACCTGGTGACAAATAGTTAACGGCAAATCTACCTTTTCTATATTGTCCAGATTCTAGTTCACCAGAAATGTTTGTTTCTGTAAATACTGCGTCTTCCATAGCGATAGCAGACATAATGTTTATTTTTGCCATCATACCCATTAAACCTATGACATGGTCATATTGTCCTTTGAGTTGGTCGAAAGAAATACGTTTCATAAACACAAACGGTGGAGTAGAAAGAACGTTTGGTATAAAATCTAAAATTAATTTACGTTCAGGAAATACTATGTATGTACCACCTTGGTCATAGTATTCTATTATTCTTAATCCAGCTCGTGTGTTATCTTCCCAATCTTGTGCATTGTTTGTATCATAACTCATAAATTCTGTAGGAACAGGTGTATAATCTTCTCCTGTTTCATCATCATCTTTTCTCATAATTTCATCTTTAAACTCTGGATAGATTTGTGCAAGTTTATATCTAGGCACTCGTCTAAGAACTGCTAGTTCTCTAGGTTGTTGGTCAGGTCCAAAGTTTCCTGGAAATGTATCATAGGGGTCACGTAGTTCAGCACTAGGATATACAAATCCATTGCTATCTACTTTAGTTGATATAACCCAAGCACAATAACCATAACCTGGTAACCATCTAGATGCTTGTGCTAACTGTCCTGTTAGATTTTGTGTTGCATCATAAGACGTTACTATTCGTTCTAGTTTTTCTGCTTGAAATTTAGCTCTCTCTGATTCGTTACCATTAAGAATATCTACACGTACTTGTGGTACACCAGATATTTTTTGAGCTAATCTATCAATACCTGATTGTAATAAGTTTGGTGCAGGTAATAAATCAGCATCTTCTGCACTCATTGAATCACCAAGTAAAGATTTCATGCCTTCACTACCACCATTTAAAATAGCTTTAATACGAGATTTACTTACTTGTCTTTCTTGTACTGCTTGTCCACCGACTAACTCAGAGGCGCTTTCAATAATTTCATTGTATGTTTTAAGGTCTAAGTTTTCTATCCCCATGGTGCATCATTCATATTAGTTAATTTAAAATCTCCATAACTTGGTTCGTAGTCTGTTCCAACGTCAGCTAGACGTTCTTTTTGCATACGTCTAAATACCTTCATCGGAAACCAACTAGCCATAACTATATCAGTTTTTTCCTTGTTTCGCTTTGAAACAGGTTTACCATCAAAGTATAACAACTGTTGTCTGTATTTTTGTATTTTAGCACTACTTTCTGAATCACCTGTAGGTAAATGTATTTTTCTATTTTCAAACAAATCAGCCATTGCACCTACACCATATAGTGGGTCATGTTTGTTTTTACCTGTTAGGTGTCCTTGTAACTGAATACCACTACGTAGTGTAAATTCTTTTATTTTATCATCTTGACGTATAGCAGTTTGAAAACCGTTTTCTTCTACTATCCATTGACGACAATCATACTTGTGTAACCAATCTGACATTTGGTCAAGTGCAGCCCTTACTCCGCCCCCTTGCCTATTTTCTAAATCTACTAAAAACAATTCGCCTCTATATGCATCTATACCCCAAAGTACTGATGCCTGGAATCCTGATGATGCAGGGTCAAGTCCAGCTACTAAATGTAAATTTCTATAATGTTGTCCCATAACTAAATCAGGTCGCATGCATTGGTCAACCATATTCATAGTAAAGATTTGTGTACCTTCTATGTATGTTTGGTTATAGTACACCATCTCGAATATTTGCCTACCACCTGTTGATTCAGCAGAATGTAATCTAGACATTAACCATTTGTGTGAACGTTTAGAAGACCATAGCATACAATCAGTATGTACTTCACTTGTATGTTCTGGTAGTTCACATTCTAGTTTGTGTGCAGATTCAACTATAGAAGTAAAGTTATCTGACTCTAAAAGATGGTTATATAAATCATCAGGGTGTTGTCTTGAACCAATTACTACAACAGCTGTGTGTTCCTCTTTACGTGAAGATAATGTTGTTGTCCACCATTGTCTTGTAGATTCTCTTGCACCTGCTTGCATAGTAGTTTGGTGGTCTTCAATGTCATCAGCAATAATCAAGTCACAGTCACGAGATAATATCTTTCCACCTTTACCTACAGCAACCATAGTTGGTGATTTAATACCAGCTACAGTTCTTGTACCTACAGTAAATTGATTCTGTGACCAGTTCTTACCAGAACGGTTATCTGGTTTAAAAGATGTACCTGGGGGACAGTATGCCTCTCTGAGTTCTTCGTTCGTGTCAAGCACGTCTAGGACTGCGCTAAGAGCATTTTTAGCTATATCTTCGTTTCCACCTACCCACATGATACGTAAGTTTGGATTCTTGCATATCTGATACACAGCAAAATGTATTAACAGTTCTGTCTTTCCATGTCTTGGGGGGCTTAATATTAATAATTCTTTACCGTTATTAATAGAATCTATAATGTTATTTATCCAATTAGTATGGAAGGGGGCTGTTTCATACTTCTTACCTAGTTCCGTACGAAAATATTTTTCGCGGAAGCTAGAAAAATTCTCTAAACTCTTTTGTGCATCCTCTGATATTTCCCATCCGTCAGCAGCGATGGAGTTCCTGGTGTCAATTTTGTAGGCAGCTGCCATTCGAGAGACGGTAGCCGAGCTAGTCTCAAGGAGTAAAGATACCTCAGCTACACTAATGTCTCCATTAGCTAGTAACTCGGCGTATCCTTCACTTACGAAAGCTCGGTAATACGTACCTCGTCTAACACTAGCGTAGTCGCCATCATCAGATTTTAGTTCACGGTTAATTGGTTTCTCAACCTTGTCATTATGTCGCTTGTCGGCTGCGAACTGTCTCTTTTGACAGGTAGGTGAACAAAATTTTCTTTGTTTCCCACTTAATCGCTTCCTACAGCCTTGAGCTATACATACAACATTTTGACCCATTTAACTAACTTTCTGTAGATGTTTGCGTAGTGCTAATTATATGGTAACATACTGTCAATTACAAACATCAAACACAAGTAATTTGTTACAGGTGAAGGTGCAATCGGGATGTAGAAAGCTGCTGACTGGCAAGACAGTACACTAGAAAGACAAAGGCAGTACCCAAGGACATTAGAAAACGTTTGATTAGGCACACAATTACTAATGCCCGCTAGTGCCTAAAAAGACTGTAGCCACCTACTGTATTACAGAATTACCAGCATATATTTCTAGCCTTACTGTATACCTGTAGAACATCAAGGTTAACACTGGTAGGTCAAACAACATTCAGTACTGAAGTATATATAGATAGACCTACAATATATTGTATACTGTACTGAATGTCTTTACCTTACGGTAAAGTGACCTACTATATATAGTATCCCGTATTGATTTAATACCATATGTAGTGTATTGATATGACTATGCATACATATGGATACTATATATAACTACAGTGTTATCCGTCCAATGAGTTACATTCCAGCTGTTCATTAAGTTACTTGCCTCTACTGTATTGTGCTTACAGTACAGTGAGGATAACTTAATGTTACAGACCTTTGTCGCCGAGGCTTTCGAGTGCGTCTTGGTCTGTAATACTTTTATGTCAATGCCAATCTAGTATCATCCATAGATATTCTATTCATTCAACTTTCTAAGTCCTTCCGTATTTAAGGATTTTGTGTCTTGTCAGGTCTGTAAGACAACAAAATTCATACGAAAGGACAAGAAAGTTATGAATAAAGAATATACTAAATGGATAGATACTATCGATTGTGGCATATGTCATAAAGAAGTATTTCCAGACGAAAGACATCCTATAAAAAGCTACTTCGGACCACAGAAGGGCTGGATAACATGGAAGTCGTACCTACACGGCGACTGTGTTGCACAACCGACAGCTGGAGGCAAGCCGAACTTAATTGCACTACATAAAGAGTCTAAGACTTATATTGCACGTCAATTAAATAAATTGCCTAAATTAATTAAACAAGTTGATAATATCAAGCAATTATCATTATTTGAAGGTAGTGAGGCTTAGGCCTTACTATCCTTCTTGTATAACTATGTCTTTAGCTAAATATTTTCTTTCAGAGCGTGGTGTGAAAGAAAAATTTATCTATGAAAGACATAGATGATACATAATAGAAAGGATATATATTATGGCAAGTAACGTACCTTACGAGGTAATCTGTGCGCAAACAGGCGCACAACTGACTGAGTGGAGTCAAATGGCTGTCACTCATGGCTATTCAGCAACTCAAGGTAAAAGTAGACCTTACTTTTTACACCTTGATAAAACTGATACTGAAGTTGCAGAGCAACTGCGTATCATTGCTGACGCACAATCAAGACTGTGGGAATTGCATGACGCAAGTCCTACATCTCTTAAAGGTAAAGAGAATGTAGAAAAACAACTAGCTATGGCTAGTACTGTTGACACAGATTCATTTAAAGATGATTTAGATGATGATTATGACGGTAACGTTGTAGAATAGTTAAATATTTATATATTACGTTCGTTTTCGGGCGAACGTAATATATATAAAGTGAAAGGAAACTATGAATATTACATTAGATAATAAACTCAATACACTTGATGTAGATGAGTTAAGACAAGTTATTCAGTGGACACTTAATGACTTACAAGCTTGGAGTAATGATGATAGAGCTAAAACACAAATAGGCAATCATTGTGCAATGCTTCACGAAGCAGTAAGTTATCAAATAAGCAAAGCTGTTGATAAGAAAGGTAATAATGACAAGTAAATTAGATGAACTTGATATAAAATTAACTGAAATAGTTTTGATACTTGAAGGTATTAAAAACACCATGCAAAACATGAGCGAGCTTGATAAAGCTATTGTAACTAAGCTTATGGATTTAGATTCAGTTATCAGTAACGTATACGATACAGATACATTATGAAAGAACATGATGTATATGTATTTGAAAATCAAGACTATAGACAAAAAGATAATATCTTAACTGTTGATTTTCATTTTGGATATGATACTGACGTAGATGACGCTGTTGCACAAATAGATGCAATGGTTCGTCTTATACCTAATGACGGTGACATAGAGTTCACCGTACATAGACCAAGCATATATTGTAAGTCTATGTTAGATGTAATTGGACCAGATGATTATGCCTGATTCATTTACATGTTGGTTATGTGACGAAGTCATACACAATGAATATACCAATAATGCAGAACCTGTATCTATTGGTGTTTGTTGTGCAAAATGCAATATTAAAGTTGTCATTCCTGCCCGAATCAGACAACTTTATAAAACCTAGACCATGTGTCCAAGCTGGCTATTTAGTTCCCCTTTATAGCCAGCGTCTAGGTTGTTACACGTACGTAGCTTGTAACACATAAAAGTAAATGCGTATAGCGAATACGAAAGTATGGTCGCTTTGTAGGTTGAATTCCTACCAATTGTGTGTTACGAGCTATCTATAAAATACATAATGCCCTGTGTAAGATAGCATTGAGTATGGGAGGAATGTTATATGCATTCCTTCCGTTACTCTCTGTCGCAGAGCAACGAAAGGAATATTATGCATGGACACTTAATTAAGGTTCAAAACAAACCATTAAAAAAGTATCAAGTACAAATATCATATTTCAGACAACAAGTGTTTGAAAAAATAGATGATGATAAAGAACTAGATATAGAAAATGGTATAGCTAATCGATACGAAGTAGAAGCAAGTTCATTAGAACAAGCTATTGCTAGAGCTATCAAAATTGACACTGTTGTTAAAGCAGAAACAATGACTAGATACCCAGGTATTCTACCTGATGAAGACGAATTTGATAAAGAAACAGTGCTTAAATTTGCTGAATTTCTTGATGATAAAGGTTTGTTTTCAGACTGGATATTGTTAGAGCCAACAGCTATACAAGCTAGCTTAATTGATGACGAAGATGAGCTTAATACACTTACAGAAAATGCTGTTATTAAGCATACAAATCACATGAGTGACGAAATAGAAGATTTTCTTAGAGATACTAAGGAATAAATACAGATACGAAAGGAGCTAATCATGGCAAAAGATTGCTGGGAATTAGTAGAATCTGTATTGGGCAATAGCCGTAGAGTATTACTTTATGGCCCACCTGGTACAGGTAAGACATACAGTGCTGTTAAAACTAATACGCCTAAAGCGTATAGTAAATCAGCAGAAAAAGAAATAGATAATATCTATCAAATAACTATGACAGAAGACACTGCTAGTGCAAACTTAGAAGGTTTTTACAAACCATCTACCACAGGTACTTTTGAGTGGCATGACGGTATTGCAATACAATCATGGAAAAATGGTGGTCGTCTTGTAATTAACGAGATAGACCATGCATCACCAGATGCAATGACGTTTCTACATGCTATTCTTGACGACCAAGAAATAGCAATGTTGACATTAAATAACGATACAAAGGAGACAGTTAAACCAGCTGACGGCTTTCAAGTCGTAGCTACAACTAACAGTCCACCAGAGTCATTACCATTGGCTTTGAAAGACAGATTTCCTGTAAAAATATATGTTGACAGTATACACCCTAAAGCAATGGAAAAATTTCCAGATGAGTGGCATGGTGTAATTAATGATACAACATTAGTAGAGGATGATGAAGAACGTATTTCAGTACGTGCATGGACAGAGTTCTTTAACTTGCAAGCTAATGGCTTTACTCCAGAAATAGCAGCACAATTAATCTTTGCAGAAAAAGCAGAAGAATTGATAGACGCTGTTACATTAGCACGTGCCTAACAGTAAAGCTTATCCATATCCAGAAATTGTTACTGGTGAGAAATGGGAAGTAGTAGGTACTGTTAACAACAGTCCCGATGGTTCTACAGACAATCTCAACAGACAGATGACAGTTCCACTCGATAGAGAGTGCGAGGAATGTGGTATCAATCATAGTCGTATGATACGTAGACATGAACTTGGTCATGCCAAGTGGAGTCCAAAGACTATGGGTAAGCTAAAACCAGGTGTACGTGCAGAAGCTGTTCATGTACTAGAAGAAGTTAGAGTTAACCATCTTTTACATGAGAACAAACTTGCATTATCTGAGCCATCAGAGTGTTTAGATGTAATACAACAAAAAACTATGAAATTAGTTTATGAGTCAGGTATTGCAGAAATAATACTTATGGGTCTAGCTAGTAGATGGCGAGTACCAGATAATGACCCTGACCGTAAGTATGATAGATATAAATATAATGATGAATGGATTGTTATGTCATCATGTTTTGACATGATACGAAATGACCCTAATGTTACTGATTTTCGTAAAAATCAAATTATGTATGCACAAAGAGTTATTACTAAATTTATGCATAATATTACTAATCATAGCTGGGGTCAAACTATTAGTTATCGTAAAGTACAAAAATATGCAGAACCACTAAGTAAAATACTTGATATGTTCAGAGATAAACCTGAGCATGATGAAGTATATAAACCAGCACCAAAACCTACATCTTCGCAACAAGAAGGAGAAGGCGAAGGTAAAGCTCAAGAATCTAATGAGTTAGGTGGTGGTTCTTTAGAACAACGTACTAGAGATGATATTACTGAATTATTATATAGTAGTTCTGATGGTCACGGTGAATGGGGTGTAATGTTTACGCATCAACCACCATTAACTGTTAACTTACAAAGTAGACTTAAGAATGGTAGGTCATACAGACCAGCTGACTTTGGTTACAATCCTAAGTATATAAACAGATATTGTATAGATAAAAAGATATTTAAACAGAAAGTAACAGCACTTGGAGGCACAATACTTATTGATGCATCAGGTTCTATGTCATTTGATGGTCAAGATATTTTAGAAGTTATGCAGCAGTTACCTGCTGTTACTATTGCTATGTACAATGGTAAAAGTAATACAGGTGATTTACGTATTATTGCAAAGAATGGTAAACGTGTAACTGAAAAGTATCTAGATGAGCATTCAGGTTATGGTAATGTTGTAGACGGCCCTGCTTTAGAGTGGTTAGGTAAACAACCAGCTAGAAGAATATGGGTATCAGATATGGCTGTGTTTGGTGCGCATGGTGATACAAATGGCTTTAATCTAATGGCTGATGTAAATAAATTAGTTAGAAAATACAACATTATTAACCTTAAGAACATAGAAGAAGTAAAGGAACATGCATTAAAACTGAATGTAGTATAGTTAAGGAGTAATGCAACACGCAAGTGTGGCAGAGTTCCTTTCCTTTGCTTAAGCATTACATCAATAATTAGAGTGGAATAGAGTGCAAAGAGAACTTGCAACAGGGTATTTTATTCATCATGTCAACAGTGACCTATAGTGAACACCACTCTGATTATCTTGGCCTCTCTAGCTAAACTTCAACACTTCGCGTACCTAGGGGGTACGACTCGTGTTTCTGTTTTGCTATCACGCCAACATATTAAAACCTTGTATTTTAAATAAATGAATATATAATGACAAGTATGAAAGATATAGATAAACTTCTGAAAGAAGCTGAACATGGTAAGACAAGTTCAGTTGCTGACAGAATAACAGATGAAGCAATGCCATTCTGGCAAGGATGTATAGAACGATTAACTTCTGGACATAACATAAAACCATATGTTGTACACAGATTGTTAAGAGAAGAATATGGTATTAAAATATCAGAATCAGCTATACGTAATCACTTTATGAAAGTAGTAAACAATGAGTAAAGACGTTGATAAACTAATAGCCGAAGCTGAATCACTGAAAATTCAGGAATTAAAAGCTGATAATCTTAAATTACTTAAGCAATTAGATAGAGCTAAAAACAAAAAAGCTGATTTAATTGAAGCTATGTACGATGCTGTGCGAATGAATGTATCTACATGGGCTAAACCTAATGTTCCTAAACCAACGTTAAGTAAAGCTAATAAGAATGAAGAAGTTGCAGTAGCTATATTATCAGATATACAGTTAGCTAAAATAACACCAGATTATGACACAGCAATAGCAGAAAAACGTGTTGTTGCATATGCACATAAGATAGTAGAACTAGCTAATCTTCAAAGAAATGCACATCCTGTTAACAAATGCGCAGTATTAGTTGCGGGTGACATTGTAGAAGGAGAGCTTATATTCCCAGGACAATCACATTTGATAGACGCAAGTCTTTATAGTCAGGTAACAATAGATGGTCCTAGAATATTGACACAGTTCTTTGATGTGTTGTTAGCTAACTTTAAAGAAGTAGAAGTTACATGGGTTATAGGTAATCACGGTAGTCTTGGTGGTAGAGCAAGAAAAGATTATCACCCAGACAGCAACAGTGACCGTATGCTAGGAAAGATAATGTCAATGATATATGATAAAGATAAAAGAATTTCTTTTCATGTACCAGACAGTACAACAGAAGACCATTGGTTTGGTATAGCAGACCTTGGTAAAGACTGTAAATTCTTTGTATGGCATGGAGATAATGTACGAGGACATAGCGGATTCCCTTGGTATGGTTTCGGTAAGAAATTACTAGGTTGGAAAGCATTAGCATCAAGAAATCTAATGCCTGACTTTGATTATGCAATAGCTGGACACTTCCATACACCTACAACAATGTATGTAAACGATGTACGTTTATGGGTTAATGGAAGCACAGAAAGCTACAACAGTTATGCTATGGAGCAGCTTGCAAGCATGGGTAGACCATGTCAATGGCTGTTATTCTGTAAACCAGGACATGGAGTAACTGCTGAATACCTTGTAAAACTGGATAAAGTATAGGTATACTACATATAGTATGTCAAATACAGTAAATGAGTCTGTTAAGAGAGTCTCTATTGAGTATGCAGGGTATGGTTCACAACCATATTTTGTAGTTAATACCGATAATGGTACTAAATTTATACCAATAGAACATGGAGTGACTAGACTTACAGACATAGTAAATAAATAACTTTATTTATTAGCCGTTTTTTCGGAACGGCATAATAAATAAACAAAGAAAGGAATGTTATGACTAATAACAATAAACTGTTGTCCCCATTTCCACAGGAACTTGTAAAAAAAGCACCTGCTGGAAAGTTCGGAGACTACGTACCACACGCTAATTATGTAGAAAGACTACGTGATAGTGGTGTAACATACTCTTGGTCATGTGAACCTGTATATGGTACACATAACGGAGAGCAGAGAATAGTCGGTGCTAAAGGTACTATAACCATAGAAGGTATGGGTAGTTACGATGGCTTCGGTGACGTTGATACCTTTAAGCTTGGCAATGCTAAGTTTAATGATGGTAACAACCTTAAAGATGCTGAGTCTGATGCATTCAAACGTGCATGTATGAGGTTCGGTCTGGGTGTAGAGTTATGGTCTGGTAGTAAGCAGACTGAAGAAGAAGCTACATCCTATGCACCTGATGGTTACACTCAGGAACAAGCAGACAAAGATGCTATGGTAGAAGTTACCAAAGTAGACATGCGTAAAAAAGAAAATAAGATGTCTAAAGAAGATAAAGCTGCAGCTGCAGCAATTATGGACAGTATCTTAGGTACAGAAGCATGAGTCAGGATGTACAATTTATAGCTGAAACAGTACAAAGTATTTGCACGAACGTAGAATCACAAGAAACATTACACAAAATTTTAGGTTCTGCAAATCAATACGTACAGTTAAAGAAGTTTGATACAGATAAAACAAGGTGGACAGATGAACAGCTTGATATGTATTTTGCTTATATAGAAAAGTTAGTAAGTATGCCAACAGTCGTTACACAAGAATCTTTTGATACAATGTCAATAGAAGAAAAGTTAAACGCTGTAGGTTTAGAAGTACAAGAAGTTACTAACAATGTGCAACCTGCTGGAGATATGTTGGGAGGCATAGTAAATAAAATGGAACAACAAAATAAATACAGAGATGACCTTAAGTGTCCTTTCTGTCAACAAATGGTATATGACAATAGAAACAATAAAAAGTCAGACAAAAGTCCAGACTTTGTATGTAGTACTAATGACCCTGTTACCTGTGGTGGTCATAGTGGTAAGTGGCGTAAGTCCTGGTGGGTAGACAACAGTGATATACCTGTAGAGTGGAACTTAGATGGAGAAGTCAAGACAGCACCCAACGATGCTGGTGAAGACTTGTCACCGTTCTAATGAATAGATTACAGCGCAGGGCTGCTAAATCTAAAAAGAAAAGAAGATACCAGGGACTCAGTAAGACGCAGGTTTTACGTCCTGATGTTATCGATAGATAGAAAGGAAAGCTATGATACCTAGTGCATTTAGAGGGGTAAACGTACCCGTATATGTAAAAAGTAAAACACAGTTAGTAGCATGGGCGTTAGAGGAGTTTATGGACTCTGAACCTATAACTAACTGGGAGTTTGTAAGAGAGTTATATTGCCATAGATTTGGTGGGATACTCTTTAACTTAAGAGCAGAAGGTTATGAAATAACTACGCTTAAAACTAAGACTAAGGGACTTGTCAGTTATTACTGCACTAAAGTACCTACTAGAACTACCATTAGCTAATGTTAGAGATAATAGTCGGGTGTTTGTTTCCAATGTTTCTAACACCTGACTTATTATCAGAGTACATAGAATGTAGAGAAGTAAAAGCTCAGGTTCAATACGTAGAACAATGGCACGGTTTAATCTCTACATACTTTAAACCAGAAGATGTTATACAAGGAATGACTATTGTTTATTGCGAAAGCAGAGGTAAAGAAACAGCAATAGGTCGTAATACAAATGGGACAGATGACGTAGGTCTTTGGCAATTTAATGACAAAACTTGGGCTTGGTTAAAACCTAAGCTTGATATAATAAGTAATAGAAAGAACCCTATAATATCGACAAAAGTAGCAGCTTGGTTAGTGTACAACGATGGTTGGCATCATTGGAATAGTAGCAAGCACTGTTGGAAAGGACACGATAATGCATTATTATCAATCAACACACAATGAAAACACAAATTGAAGACATATACAATATGGTATGTATTGTATGTAACATTACATGTTATTTAACAATCTATCCAGACAATAAAGTTTGTGATTCTTGTGCAGAGTTTATCTTAAATGATATAGAGGAGCAGAAAAAATATGAATAAAAATAAAACATTAAGCATTGTTAATACAAATATATTTACAAACCCACAATACATGAAGACATGGGGTAAACAATTTGTAGAAGCATGTGGTAGTACAGAAATGAACATTCCACCTGATATGGGTAAGTTACGTTGGCTTATGGAAAAGTTTGTTAAAGATTACAACGTTCAATTAGGAGAGTTAGGAGAGGAAGAATGAGTGATATATCAGTATCAGAAGCAGATGGCGTAGTTCTTATTAACGAATTAGAAAAACGTTTTGGATTTATGCCAATAATTGTTAAGAATGAAAGTGGTAAAGAAGAAGTCAAATGTTTAGTACCTAAGTTTACTGTAACAATTGACCCTATAAATGAGGAGGAATAATGACTATGAATACAAGATTTGCTAAGTCAAAAGACATTAATATTATTACACCTTTAGAATCTAAAAAAGACTGGCATGCTAAGTTAGAAACTTGGAAAGATAATGCAAATAACAAAGAAGTCTTTGGTGGTAAAAGATTCTTAGGTCTTAATAAAAACGGTAGTGAAGTATGGATTTCTTACGAGCTTAGAAAAGATAACAAGCAATTAACTATCTCTAGTACACATAACTTAAGTGCATTAGAAAATGATGGAGCTAAGTTAGCACCTAGACGTGTAACTGTTGGTTTAAACAAAACAGCACCAGTTGATTTAATGCGACCTACAACACAAAAAGATATGGGACAAATAACACCTAATACATTACGTTATATAAATAAATTGAGAGATATGGCAGACATGGGAATAGGTAAAGTAAATGGTCAATGTTCATCTCAATTGTTTATGTTAATATCTAATACAATTTATGAAGGTGATTCAGATGTAAACAATGGTGACTGTAGATGGAACGATATACTAGAAACATGGGACTTACCACCAGGAAAGTACCTAACAGTATATGGATAAAGAAGATACATATAGACCTTTACCTACATACATGACTATACAACCTAGTAAAATAGAAGGTCTAGGTTTGTTTACACTTAAAGCAATAAAAGACTTAGAGACTTCTTTAGGTGTAACACATGTATGGTACGAAGAAGTTGGCAGTGTATTTCGTACACCTTTAGGAGGTTTTATTAATCATAGTGAAACACCTAACTGTGAAATTAAAAGATTTGATGGCACAATAGTTAGTCATTTGTTCCCTATTAAACCTATAAAAGCAGGAGAAGAAATTACGCTTAAATATACTATGTACTCTGTTGATGGATAACATTGCACAGATAAGAGAACAGGCCTTTATACGGGCTGGAAACGTCTGTGAGTGGGCAAATTGTGACAGTGGTAAATGGTTAGAGCTAGCACACCTTAAAGATATAGGTATGGGTGGCAACAAAGCACGCAAATATAATGTAGATAATACAGCTGTACTATGTAAATGGCATCA